ATTTGCACTTATTTGAACACTATCAATTTCAAAATATTTATCAGTGGATGGTTCGTAAAGTCTGTCAGATGCTTTTATATCTACATTACCTTCAAAATATGCTGTAAAACTTTGAAGTATTGTATTCCTACCACTTCTATTTTCTACTTCTGAATTAAAAACTAATCTACAAATTACATTTTCATATGCATTAGACCAAGATGTAGATTGTAAACCTCTTGAATCAACTGTAGAGCTTGATACTCTTTGAATGTGTACTTTGTTAATTAATAATCTTGTTGGGTACTTACCTGCCATACCATAAATATAGTATGGCAAAGTAAAATATCTGTCTTTATTCTTCTTCCTGAGATATTGACCACTCTCTAAAGTGAAAACTATCCATAGCATTAGTTTGATTTTGTTTAGTATATTCTCTCTGTTCCTTTGAAGCCCACTTCCAAAATGGCTCTAAAGGATTTGAATATCCATAAGTAGACAATATTATATGACCTTTACCTACAACCTCTTGTGTCTGGTAAGGGTGGTTTTCTAAACCTCTTGTGGTTTTTACTATTTCGTATCTAAATAATCTTTGGTTCATAACCTTCCTTTTCTGTTGTTATTTAATTCTAGCAGAACTATGCTATATGTCAAATTCCTAAATTTTCGTTAACTCTTCTAGTCTTTCGTCTTTCTTTCGATTTACAAGTTTTACAAAACAATGACAGACCATCTCTAAACTTTGAATTACTATCAAAAGAACTCGGTGAAAGACTTTGTTTACATAACATACAAGTTTTTTTATCTATCTTGACAGAGTTTTCTTTAATTTCTGAATGGCAGTCTTTACAATACCTGTTGTATCCATCTTTATATTTAGCTGATTTTTCATATTCATTAATAAATTTATTAACAGAACATTTATAACACACTTTTTCTGTAGGATTATATGAAGAATTTAAAAAATTATTTCTAGCTTGTTCGGCCTGTTTTGCTAGTTCTATATCTTTTATACACCAAGTTCTAAATTTATCATATCCAACTGGTAACCCATCATAAGTTTTTCTAGTTGTTATAGTTCCTATGCCAGATTGTATTCTTTGAATTACTTTTTCTGCTATTTCATAATCTATTTCATTACCAATAGATAATCCAGCTTCTACTTTAAGTTGCCTAACTCTTTCTATTGAAACACCCCATTCTTTAGACCATTCCTTAAGTAATTTATTAGGGCTTTCTAAAAATAGAGTTTTTGCCTCCTCCACACTAGGTGCTCTCTTATTAGGCATGATTTACACGAAAAAAGATTTCCTATATGGAGATAGTAATGTTCTATCAGAACCACTTAATGGTGCTACAGATAATGCATCTAATCCTATAGAATAGCTTGCTGAATAATCACCAATTCTTTCATTGGTAGATAAGTTAAAATTACCTGCTGTTCCATCAGTTGTATTTTGGTCAGTTATAGCACTAGGTTCTTGTTGTGACGAAACTACTAATACTGACTCTAATAATCTTGCGGCAGCTCTTGCAGAAACCATTTTAAATACTGTAGGTAAATCAGTAGATAATCCACCACCATGAGCTGTGTATCCAGCATTATAAGTTACTACAATGTTTCTTTCTCTAGCGTAAGACCACCTAATACCTATTCTGCGAAGTCTTCCATTAGGATAGAATACATAATCAGCACTAGAGCCCTCTGTCAATGTAAAATCATCTTCTACTACCGAGGTAATAGACCTGACAGGAACATGTGTTAAAAAGATTTCTTTAGTTTGGTCACCTGTAAATGTTTCAGTGTGTTCTTTATATTCAACATCATATCCAACAAATTGAACAATAGCTTCATCTACAAAAGGTATTAAATTATTTGTTAAATGTGTCTCTAAATCAGTATCAAAATCAATACGAGTATAAGCCTCCACATCGGCTGCGGTTGAGAAAGCCATTTAGACCTCCTTACTTATCTTCGGTATCGAAATCTTTAAATGATTTATCTTCTACTTTTGATTTTTTAACTGCTTTGGTTGCTGGTTTTTTAGCTGCTTTTTTCTTAGCAGGCTTAACTTTTTTACCCCAACCTTGCTCTTTGAGCCAGTCAGTTGGATATTCTTTACCAGCTTTAGCAATTAGGTCAGCTTGTGAAGTTGGCACATCTACTGGGTCACCTTCCCATAGCTTTCCATCAGGTAGCTTATAAATATTTTTTTCTGGAATTGTATACATAATTAAATCCTAACTTATTAATCAAAAAATAATGGTATTAGAAAAGCCCTCCGAAGAGGGCTCTTCTCACTATCGTCTAAATCAAACCTAGAAGTTTGTTATAGAACAGAAAGCTGTTGGTCTGTAAACGACAAATCCCATTCTCATTGTCAATCTGATTGCCAATTGATTCTTCGCAAAGAAGTCACTATGGCTGTCAGATACAGCAAGGTCAATACCTTGTCGCATGACAATTTGAGCAGCATCGCCACCACCGAATTTACCTACTAATGCAGTACCTTCAGCGATTGCTGTGCTTGGAACGACTTTAAGACCCCATAGTCTAGCGGCTACATCGCCACCGAAGCCACCTGCGGCTACAATTAATGGGTTCTTAGAAGCAAGACCTGCGGATGCATCTCCTGCTTGGTCGGTTACAGCAGTAACAATTTGATACCAGTCACTTGGGTGCATAACAACTGAATCAGGTTCAACGAAAGCGTCTTTTCTGATTTCTGTTATTGCTTGATAAATTTGTCCAAGTCTGTTTAATTCTCCAGAATATGAAGAATAGTCAAATGTGTTAATACCAGATTTTTGTAATACACCAGTCAAGTTTGGAGCAGTACCATTACCATTTAGTAATTGGTTGTCCATTCTCAATCTCATCATTGTGGTGAGACGAGAGTTGACATATCCTTGAATACCTGAGACATCAGCTAACAACTCATCTGTCACTGGTAAGAAAGTAGCAATCTTGCGAATGCTTTCTGTTCTTTCAGTGAAAGCCAATGCACCTTCATTTGCAGAGGAGATGTCTCCTGATTCTGCAATTTCACCTGCATTGTTTGTGAAAGTTGTCTCTTCAAGATATACATATGCGTTTTGGTTTGTTGTGATTTGGTCAAACAATCCAATAACAGCATTAGGGTCTCTTAAAGCTGTCTCTAATATTCCAGGTGCTCTAAGGCTCTCTGGTGGATAACCTGTGGTATTAAGTGTTGTTTTAAATTCTGCTTGAGAGTCAACGCCTTTGACACCATTGCTTAAGTATGATTTATAAGCATCAGTGTTTGTGAATTGCTCACCAATTGTTTTAATACCTGCTTGTGGTTCAGCAACTGGCAATTCGTTAACAGCATCGCCATCAACTTCCATTGCTTTTTCATTAGCAGCTTTTGATTCTTCAATCTTAAGCTCATCTAATGATGTTGCTAATTCCTCATTAAGACCTTTAATTTTATTTTTTTGGTCTGATGAGTACTTACCATCTTCAGCAGGAGCATCAAAAACAGATTTGAGTTCTTCACGAGACTTAGCAATATTTTCTCTAAGCTCTTCTACTTTACTCACTGTAAATTATCTCCTATTAGATTACTTATACTTCGTTGTCGGTAGCTTCTACATCAATAGCTTCAGCTATTAATCTTTGGCTCTCTATCCACACATCATCTTCCAAGTCATCACTGTCAACTGATTCGGTGTTATCTACTGGAACTTCTTCAGTAACTATTTCTTCTACTTCATCAGAATCTTCAGGGTTCTCTGTATCTTCTTCTGGTTCGACAGCTACTTCTTCAGTATCGACTGTATCTGTTGGTTCTTCAACAACATCTACAGGCTCTTCAGCTTGTTCTTCCTCTAAGTCAACATTTAATGCTTCTTCGGTTCCAACCTCAGAGATAAATGAATCTATTTCAGTCCATGCATCTATAAGGTCTTCCTGAACTGCCCTTAAAGCCTCAGTTGCCTTGGTTCCTATTTTTCTCCCATCCTTGGCACGCAACATCGCAATGGCGTTAGCTCGTGTCATTAAGTTATTCAATGCGGCAAGCACATCTTTAACTTCTTCTGAGAAAGATTTTTTTTCTTCCTCTGAAACTTCATCAATGTCAGCAGATTTTTTCATTTCTTTTGCACATTTACCTGTTTTGTCATAATCACAGGAACCATATCCCTTGCTACAACAATCACAGTGTTCTGCATTTGCATCATGAGCAACAACTTCTACTGCTGGTTTTTCTTCTGGCTCTTTTTCTATAAAAGAATCTGAACTTAAAGTATCTTTTGTAAGTTCTTCTAATAATTCCTTATTAGATTTAATAGCCATTGTGTATGTATCTTGGTTTGCACCTACAAGTACAGGTGATACCTCATATACTGATAAATCTTTTAAGTATCTAGCATCAACTTCTTTATCATTACTTTTAAACTTTCCTCTTTCGCTATCGTTAACTCTGTAACCAAATGACCATTGTTGTAAGTCACCCATAGCTTTTACTAAGTTATATGCTTCTTTGCCAGACTCAGTATCCATAAAAAATGAACCTTCAAATGTAGCTTTATCGCCATCTTGTTTGATTTCACCTTTACCTATTGGCATATCCCATTTATGAGCCCATACCATTGGAACTGAACCTGATTTAAATCCTGATTTGATAGCTTCTGGAACGACAACATCGCCATCGCTATCTAATGTATTGAAGACTGAGAATACAGCAGAAACTTTTCCTTCTTCTTCTGCTTTAAATTCTAAGTCAATATTTTTAATTTCACTCACGAGTGCATCTCCTATATAAACTGTTAACAGATTTATTTAGGTGCATATAGTATAAACATTAACAAATGTCTTTAAAATGCGTGGTATTTATCTTAAGGTGTGTTTGGGTTCTCTACTTCATTATTTACTTCAGCCATCTGTTTTTTAGATGAGAGTGGATGACTTGAAGGCAATAAATCAGTATCGTATGGCTTTCTCTTAAACTTCTCATTTTTCAAAGCATACAAGAACCCATTAACTCGTGCTAATCCCCATTGTTCTTCAGAATTAACACTTGGTCTTACTGAACTAGGGTTAGTTCTATAAGCACCTACACCCCTATTAAAAACTGATACTAACATTCTCTTTGTTGCTTTATATTTTGGATTACTAGAATTATGGTCTTCGACTTTTTTATCTAGTGCTTTAGAGATTGCAGTAGTAACAGCTTTAGAACTTACTTCATCAGCAATTTTCATTGCTAATTCTCTAGCTTCTTTTCTTCTAGCATTAACAACTTTTTTCTGGTCGTTAATTACTTTCTTCATAGCAGGAACACCCATGTTCAAAACACCACCCCACTTAATTGCGGCAACAACACCAGCTAATCTGTTATTGTTTTGATGTCTTCCCATAAAGCGTTCTCTTCTACGAACCCAGCTAAGTACTGATTCACTTCTATCACCAGATTTATATTTAGACCATCTAGCAAATGCATCATTACCTGTAAATGAGGTTGGTGGGTTTCCACCATTACCACCTCTTCTCCATATTTCTGGGTAATCTTCTTTCAAACTTTTAGCGTATCCAAAAGGAAATTGTTTGTATTTAGAATTAGAAAGAGAAATTTGTTGGTCATCACCAGGGCTTGGAAAATTTGTCCTATCTTTCATTGGTTTTTCCTTTTTAATATTTTCTGGCTCTGTCTCGAATATTTGCTCCATAAGTACTTCAGCTTCCTCTACGCTAACTTTTAACTCTTCTACAATACCATCTATGTATGATTTTTTTGTTCTTTCAAAACTCTCGTGAGAACTACAAGGCATGTAGTAAGTCATATCTTCTATTTTGTGTGTATGAAAACCTGAACAACCAATTTGTTCTGCTCTTCTTTCAGCAGCTTCCTGTGTTGTAAACATCCACATATTTCTTGATGGTGTAAATGTAACAGCTTGTCTTGTGGTTTCAGGAACTGCATCTACAGTATCCATTTTTGCATCAAATAATTCTCTTAATAATTTAGCTTCGTAGCTAGCTTCACTACTAGCAGCTTCAACTAATTGTCCAGCTTGTGGGTCGTTGTTTCTAGTATTTTCTTGTTCTTCTGTAGGTTGTGGTGCTTCACCATCTACAGGAACTTGTAACATATTCATTGGTCTTAAATAAACATTATGCTTTTCATCAACTTCTAAGCCAACTACTTTTCTAGCTTCGCCTATAGTTATCCAACCACCAGCTACACCCATGTTAACTCTTTTATATAAGTCATCCATGTCTGTTTGTAAAGCTCTTACATTTTGAATGTCGTAATCACAAGTTTGACCAGTATCTCCAAAATCAGGAATAAGTAATTGATGTGTTAATTCATTAGCAACTGTTTTCCATAATGGAACTAATCTCTGCTCAGTAAAGAACTCTCTTAGTTCAGCAGTATTGTTATATGTCGCTGCGTCCAAACCAGCTCCGAGTCCAGCGAGAATTGCTGGGACACCTAAAACAGCAGAAACTCTTTCTTCTGGAAGTTTTCTTAATTCAGTTAACTTCATTTGGTCAGGAGAAAAAGAAACAACTTCAACATTCATTGAGCCAGATAACACCATTGGTGCACCTCTGTTTTTACCACCAAACTTTTGTTTGTAAAGTTCAGCAATAGCTTCTGCTTCTTCTCTAGTAGGTCCACCCATTGCATCATTTCTTGGAGAGAGAACTACGCCTGGAACAGCTAAGTTTGTTAATAATGCAGTGGTGTATTGACCTGCTGCTTCATCACCTAATAATTCACGCAGAATAGATTTAAGTGGTGCATGACCTCTTCTGTGGTCATTTGGGTCAATACCTTGTCTAATATGAATAATATCTTTAGGGTCAATTTTTACAGGCTCACCAGATGTTGCATTTTTTTGTGACGCATAATATTCGTAATGTGTAATTAATTTAGAAGTATTACCTCTTACATCTACAAGTCCTGGCATTAAAGGAACAAGTGCAACTACTTTACCATTTGCATTTCTGTTTTTAAAAATAAAAGCATCACCATGAGCATTTAAAGATAAAACAATGTAGTGTGACAAAAGACTTGATGACATAAATTCATTAGGTCTTCTATATAGTTCAGTAACTGGGTGTTTATAATCTACTTCTCTGTCACCAAATACTTGGTCTCTTTTTACAATTTGTAATGCTGGTTCAGCGAAAGAGGTAGCAAGTACATTTAAACATGCAACCACAGCGGAGTTTGCTGTACCATCACCAATTTCTTTTAATTCTGCTGTTTCCCAAAAGCCTGCTGTTGTGTTATATCCATAAACTGAACTATCTCTACTTGATGCAAGGCTTTGATTGTAACTAGCCATTTTCCTAAGCGATGCTTCGCTTGGTCTATTTAAGTATTCCGTTGCTCTTTGTAAAAAACTTTTATTCTCTGCCATTAATATGCCTGCCAGCTTCTCCTCTGAACTAATGCCTGTACACCCAATACTAAAGCATCAACGATGTCATCGTTTCTACCTACAGGAAAGGTCATAAGTTCTCTCTCTAAATCTTCTAACCACGATGCATTAGAACGAAATAACACATCGCCTGCCTCCATCCTAGCCGATAAAGGCATAGCCTGTGTTATTTTATCTTTGCTAGCATCCATTTCTCTAACTCTCATACCTCTACGCTGTGCTTCTTGTATAAAAGTTTTTGTAAATCCTTGTTTTTCCATACAAACATATGACCATTTATATTTTTGATACATACCTTGTATCATTGGAATAATATCTGGTCCTTCAATTTTTAGTCTTTGCATGTCTTCAACATACAGTTTCATATCTGGTGACATTGCATAAGAGATAACAACTGTATAGTCAGATTGTGTATTTGTGGTAACAGCTAAATCGGCACCACCAAAGTGAACCATTTCTCCTGGTTCCCATTGAGAACCACCACCCTTGTAAAGTCTGTCTTCTACTTTAAAGTATTGCATCCATTCAGGTTTCAACATACCTTGACCAGCATCTACAAATTCTGCTAGATATTCCTGTGCGAAAACAATAGAACCTACTTCTGATTTAGCTGAATCAATTTCTTCTGGGTCAATTCTAGGATTATCATAAGTAGAATATTGAAATCTTTCCCAATTAGGTGCTGTCTTTGCAGTTTCCCATAAATCATAAAACCAATTGTTCATACCCATAGGTGTGCTAATAAATAAAGCAGAACCTTTTCTTTCAGTTAATGTAGGTCTTAATACTTCTTGCCAAACATCTGGTTTGATAAAGGCAGCTTCATCCATAACTAAAAAATCCAAACCCTCACCTCTTAATCTTTGAGGATTGTCAGCAGATTTACAAGATATAGCACCACCATTTGGAAAAATTACTTCCATATTAGCTAAAGATATTTTTGGTCTTATTTCTTCAGGAAAAGAGTAAGCAGCGTTTTCTAGTGCCCTCCAACCAACTCTAGCAATTGCAAATGTAGGTGCTACCCACCATGCTCTACCACCATTCAGAGCAACTTCCATACACATATGAATACCAAGTCTTGTTTTACCAAAACGCCTACCAGCACACAATATTTTCCAACGAGCATCTGATTTAGATACCTCTCTTTGGTTTTGGTGTAATCCTGGTAATTCAGGTATGTAGACAGGCATTAAACACCTAGTTCAGATTTTTTCTTTTTTATTTTATTAATATTATTTTCAATTGTAGTAATAGCTTGTTGCCATTGTAAGTGTTCTGTTTGTTGTTGAAGTTTTGAAGGCTCAATCATCTTCATACCAAAGTGTTGTGCTTCTAATTTTTTTAACTCATTTTCAACAATAGTCTTTTTATCTTCATCAGTTAAAAAGTCATACTTTATACTCATCTCACCACCTAAATTTTTTCTTCTTTGCCTTGTTAAATTTATTAATAGAACTTGCTGATAAATCTGCTGGGTCTTTTGTCCACTCTACATCTACAGGTGTTTCAAAAGATACATTTGCAGATATTTGTCTTTTACAAATAAAGTTATCTTTTGGACATAGTATTTCAGGGTCTTCAGTAATTTTATGATTAATTTCATAAACAGTTTCACACCTTAAACATTTATAATCATATCTCGGCATCTCTTTTCAAATAACCTCTTAATAATGCTTGATACTCTTTGTGAGCACCAGCTTGTTGTCTTCCATCAAATATATCATGATGTCTCTTACATAATATCGCAACATTCCATAATTCATTGGATATGTTTCTATTTTTTCCACCCATACCTATAGCTTTGATATGAGCCATTTCTAACCATGTTCTATCTGTACACTCGTGCCACTCACATTGATAACCAGCTCTCTTTAATGCTTTTTCACGAAGTTCAGATTTGTTTATTTTTCCAGTACCTTCTCTTTTCTTCTGACCCATGCCAGAAATACCTGACTCACGACTTCTTCTCTTTTTATATTCTTGCCAAGTTTCTTTTTCAGCATCCCACATAATATTTATATTAACAGGTTCTCGTTATGAATACAGCTCTCCTAAGAGAGCCGATGATGGGAGGAGGTCGGTGTGGAATCCGACTAACATTACCTTATCAAAAAATGTAAAAAGGTGTGGTATTTAAAACACTCACGCCATTTAACACTATGTTAACAAATAAAACTTGAATGTTTGAGAGCTTGTGATAATATTCACAAGATTATGATAGATATACAAGATTACTTAACCCAAATGGCTGTTGGGTTAACAGACAGAAAAACAATTGAAGAAGCTAAATGGGGAAAACTCAAGAAAAAAGCTAAAGCTGTTTATGACAGACACTTTGTTAATTATACATTAACAGAAGAAGACTTACCTTAAAAATCCTCATCATCATCTGGTGGTAATGGTGCCATACGCCTTTCTTTGCGTATAGCTCTGCGTTCCCTTTCGGACTTACCACCCCAGATACCAAATCGCTCTCCTCGTTCTAGGGCTTGTTCTAGGCATGGCTCTTTTACTGGACACTTGTTACAAATTTCTTTTGCTTTTTTAGTAGAGCTACCTCGTTCTGGAAACCACCAATCTGGGTCATTCTCTGGATATTTTACTTGATTACACAATCCATCTGAGTACCACTCTGGTACATTAAGAACTTCTCCTAACAAACTAACAGAATAATCATCATTAGACATACATCTCTCCCATTACTATATAGGGGAAAACTTTTAGAGCAGCATTTCTCCCATTCACATACATAACTCTACATAAATTTAT